AGACTTGTTTTCTATCGTATTTGCCCAAATAAACCAAGAGGGCAACACAAGAGGCGGAGAAGGTATAAGGCTGGCATTTGACCAAGTTTATGAACTAAAGGCCCCTAAAGATGACCCCTCTCGGAGTGGGCGTTGGCTAGAGATGAGGGATACTCGCTATACGAAATGGATAAATATCGGAAGTGACGAAACATCAAAGCTCTTTTCGCAGGAAAAGGGATTATATTTTCAGGAAAATCCATGAAGCAGCCAACAAAGACACCGCTTTGCTATTGTCACCACCAAGGCGAGGATGGTATTCACACCATTGGCCGGAAAAAATGGCAAGCTAAGTATGGCACGGAGCAGGAATTGTTTGAAAAAATAACAACCTATTTACTCCTCTAGCGCCTTTTCAAGAAACTTAGCGACTAGCTCCTTAAGTGGCATACCCTTGTTAGTTGCTTTGACTTTTAGCAGATAATGCAGCTTATCGCTGATGTGTATTGTTTTCATACGCTCACCGCCATCTTCCAGAGCACGCAAAGCACCCCGATAGTTATGAATTCAAGCAGCAAAGCATAGAAAACACCTGTGAACAGTTCCATCACGCGGCCCTTTTCGGTTTGGTTATTACTGGAATCTTACGGCCATTTACGATAATGTAGGTTAGTTTCATGCTGCTGTCGCTTTCGGACCTACCATTATAGAGGGAGGCAACGGGATTTGTGCATTTATTGGTTTCCAGAGATGAAGGCAAGTTTTAGCTATGTTTACATAATCAGATTTAGGAGGATGCAGTTGCATTACTGCCTCTTCTTCATCCCAAAACAAATTTTTTACAAAACACATTTCTATCCAATTAGGGCAACGATTTTGCAGACTGATAGAAACATGCTCCCAACCCATGCAATGTTCACCAGTTCCGCTGGAAATAATGCGTAATGTCTGACCGCATGGACCTAAGATATGAAACATTCCAACACAGCCATCATGGATAGTAGTAGCAAGGTGTCCATCTGTTTTACGCCCTAATTCTAAAATGGATGGCAATATATTTCTCATGTTATTTCTTCTCCTTATTGCAAAATGTTTCAGAATGTCCGGGCGTATTACAATAAATCCTAACCCTGTCCTGTTTAGTGGCTTCGTCCATAGCCGTGTCAATCCCCATGAAATATGAGGCAGCAACAAGGAATAGCCCAGCAAAAAGCACCAATAGCCATTCTTCTTTAGTGATTTTCATGATTCTTTTCCTTCTGCTTTGAAAATTGCAGCACAAACCAAATCCATTAATTCTTTTGGGTGAGTTCCGGCACGTTTACCATGACATTGCTCTTGAAAATATCTTAAACATTCATTCAATGCTTCGTACATGTCCGGTGAAGCGGCTATTAACCGAGCATCGGCAATGTTATTAATTGAAACATGCCCTCCTTCGCATTCAGGAAGAATGGTTACATTGCGGCCAAAAAGAATTGGCTTTACTATATTTAATTTATGATTAGCAGGATGAGTTCCTAGCTCCCATTTCCTAGGCGTATATTTCATATCTCCCCCCTTTCTTCCTGGCTGAATACATCCAAGCAATCATGTTTCTGACTTTCGTCATACATAAAAGCCCATTCCTTCCCATATTTGCTAGAAAACATCTTTTCCCTAGCTTGTTCATATGAATCAGCGTTTACAGTTACATATCCGCCACCATCTTTAAGCATAAGGCTTGCATAGAATTTCATAGTATCAAATCCCTATCCCTACAGGTTGAGCATGTGCATGGGCAATCATTCCCATCTTCGTCATAGTAACATTCAACATCCTCGTCAGTATCGACTATATCCCCGCAATATTCGCATCTTGCTAGACTCATAAATCCTCCCCAAACAGTTCATCCAGCCATTCTTCACCTAGCAGGGCTAGGAATTTGTCTATTAGCTCTTGCATGTTATTTTGCCTCCTTTAATGCTGCTACTGAATCAACATTTTTATAGAAACAATCTTTAATTAGGCTGTTATAGCCATTTATGACCGCAACCCTTTCCCTAGGCTTACAATCACGCATTGAAAGAATTAAGCAAGTTCCATCAGTATAGCGAATAGAATTAGTTTTCTTTGCCCATGCTTTAAATTTACGTTCGCTATCGTTGTGAACAGTGCGATGAACAATTTTAGCTTGTCTTGATACATAGCCCGTCCATTCACCTTCTAAGATAAATCTTCCCATATCTACTTCCCTCCCCATAGATAAGCCATTGCCTGACGCTGTTCTTGCTTAGTCATCTTGCGGCCTTTGAGGGGCTTTTTCAGCACAACAGGCTTTACAACCTCAGCTTTGACTATCGGCTTTACTGGTTTCTGTGGCGCTATCATCACGCAGATAACCAGCGCGGCCATGAGTGAAGCGCACATAATGCTTAGGGTGTTTGCGGTTGAGGAGGTCATATAGCCTCCCCATTCTCATATGTATCTACAGTAACCAGTTCAGCAGCATTGCCATTGATGAACTGCCAAGCTAGGCTATCGGATAAGTGATACATCTCACCAGAATAAAAGCGGTCTACAGTAAACCCATCCTGTGAACCGTAGCGCGTGTGTTTCATTTTAACTAATGTCATTTTCGTTTCTCCTATATAGGCTGCATTGCCTGAGTACCAAAGTACCAAAATACCAAATGATAGCCAATGGGAAAGTTTGACAAAAGGGAAAAAATATTATAAACTGTGTCTAACTGATTGATTAATGATTAGAATGTTGATATGAGACCGACCAAGTATAACAAAGAATACAATATGCAGGCTTATAAACTAGCATTGCTAGGGGCAACTGATGTTGAGCTAGCCGATTTCTTTGAGGTAAATCAAGACACTATCTATGAATGGAAAAAAACACACCCAAAGTTTTCCGAGTCCATTAAGGATGGTAAGATAAAAGCAGACTACTGTGTAGCGCATAAACTCTACGATAAAGCGATAGGCCCAGAGTGGATAGAAGAACAAGCATTCAAGGTAAAGCGTGAATCATACAATGCCGAGGGCAAGAAGGAAACCTTTGAAGAGGTTATAGTTGTTCCTGTTACACGCCGCGCCCCACCTGATACACCAGCTATATCTTTGTGGCTACGCAACCGTAACCCTGAAAGGTGGAAGGATAAGGTTGATGTAGAGGGCGAATTGAAGCTTAAGTTCGAGCCCCTCATTATTAGAAAAACAGATGGCTAATGTAGATAGAATCCATATCACATGGCCTTATGTAGCCAAGAGGAATGGCCTTAGAATAATTAAATGTGGATATCAATCAGACAATAGGTATGCAAGCCCAGAAATCATAACAAATGCTTATGGAAATGGGATAATCAATACAAGGCATCCGCATATTCCAGAAGATATTTGGGATAAAATGATAGTAATGGCTAAAGAGATTGAATTAAAATATATACCATTGATTGAATAATTATTTATGGGATGCCTAAAATTACTGGGATTATACCAATCAGGGGTTGAAAAATGAATAAGAGGCGGCACTATAGGGATGGCTGGTATCAGGATGCTTACAAAATAGACATATATGAGAATTGCAAGCATTAAATAAAATGGCTGAGTTAGTCCTCCAACCCAAACAATTTGAAGTTTTGACTTCCCCTGCAACTGAAATTCTCTATGGAGGAGCGGCATATGGTGGGAAAAGCTATCTCCTGCGCTCGCTTGCAATAGCGCTTTGCTATGATATACCCGGATTACAGGTGTATCTATTCCGCAGGCATTATGCTGATTTACAGTTTAACCACATGCAAGGCTCTATGAGCTTTCCTGAAATGTTAGCTCCTTTTGTAACAAAGAAACAAGTCAAGATAACTGATGACCGGGTTTCATGGTCTAACGGTTCAGCTATTCATTTATGCCATTGCCAGCATGAGAAGGATGTGAGCAAGTATCTAGGCGCTGAAATACACGTACTTCTGATAGATGAGCTTACAACCTTCACCGAGTATATTTACCGCTTCTTGCGTAACCGTGTACGCTTGGGGAGTTTGAAAGTACCTGACCAATGGAAAGCCAAACTACCTTTGATTGTATCCGGTTCCAATCCGGGGTCGATAGGCCATGCTTGGGTTAAGCGTTCCTTCATTGAAATGGCAGACGCAGGCATTATAAGGCAGATGCCGCCGGAAGAAGGGGGTATGCTCAGGCAGTTCATACAATCACGCTCCGAGGATAACCCGATAGGGATAAAGAACGACCCAGGCTATATCGCCCGCTTGTCAGGATTAGGCTCTGAGGATTTAGTCAAAGCTATGAGGGACGGCAACTGGGATATTGTAGCTGGCGCTGCATTTGAACATCTAAGCCGTGACAGGCATATGATAAGGCCGTTTGAAATTCCTCACTGGTGGACTAAGTTCACATCACTGGATTGGGGAAGCTCAAAACCTTATGCGATAGGTTGGTATGCTGTGGCTGATGATGCGCTGACACTTAAGGGAAGGGACGGACAGCCTGATAAATTAATTGGCAAAGGTTCTATCATTATGTACCGCGAGCTGTATGGATGGAATGGCAGGCCAGATGAGGGATGCCGTGAAGAATCTTGGGAGGTTGCCAAGAAACAAAGGGCATTAGAGAATGAGAAAATAACTTACAGAATAGCTGATTCTGCAATGTGGGCTGTACATGATGGGCCGAGTATCGCAGAAAGATTCATGGATGCCTTGGAAAGGGAAGGGGCAACTTGCCCGAATATGGAGCAATCCCGCAAGGACCGGGCGGCGAATTACCTTGAGATTCGTAATAGACTATCAAATTCAGATGGGGAGAATGAAGGGTTTTACATCTTTGAAACCTGTCACCACTTCTGGCGCACCGTTCCCGATTTGCAATTAGATGAGCGCGACCCGGAGAAAGGATGGGATACAAAACAGGAAGACCATCACATCGACCAAGTTGGATATGCGCTTGTTTCCCGCCCTACACTGATGGACAAAAAGACTTACGTTAAACAACAATATGATGAGGCACGGGCTAAATCATTTGCAGCCGATAGAGGCGCTACTAATAGTAGTCGCTATTAATTTTACAACTAGCTGTTGACTATATAAGTAATCCATGCTTTTGTATTTCCGAAAGATAAGGGGAATATAAATGTCACGATACACGCAGTTATTGGAGTTAATCGACAAGCACAAGCCCAAAACACTTATAGAGATAGGCGTTTGGAATGGCGCAAATGCTATCAGGATGATAAACCAAGCACTTAAACACCACGATTCAGTTGAATATACAGGCTATGACCTGTTTGAAGATGCCACGGCTGAAACCGATAGCAAAGAGTTTAACGTAAAATCTCATAACCAAGTTAAGGCTGTTGCAGCTTATATTAAGGCAGAAACCGGGATAGCTCCTAATCTTATCAAAGGGAATACTAACGAAACATTAGCATTGGATACTATAGCTGACTTTGTGTTTTTGGATGGCGGTCATTCAGTAAGTACAATAGCACTTGATTACGCAGCAGTTAAAAATAGCCGGGTAGTTGTGCTGGATGATTACTATACTGATGGGGTTGATACTTCTAAATATGGCTGCAATTCTTTGGTTGATAGCTTGCCTCATGAGATATTACCGCCAAAAGACCCGGTTAAGGGTGGTGGCTACACACAGTTGGTTGTCATATGCCAATAGTCGCTGTATCAGGTGGCTTTTCAGTTATTCATTATGGCCATATCCGGCTAATCAAAGAAGCTTCTAAGCATGGCGATGTTATCGTTATCCTCAATAGTGACGAATGGTTGAAGCGCAAATATGGGAGCGTTGTTGTTCCTTATTACCAACGTGAAGAAGTTATGTTCAACATTAAGGGGGTGCTGGACGTTATCCAAGCTGATGACGATGATAACTCTGTATGTAAAACACTTGCCAAGTTAAAGCCTGATTATTTCGCCAATGGTGGAGATAGATTCCCTGATAACACACCAGAGCTTAAGGTGTGCAATGAGCTAGGCATCAAGATGTTGTTTAATGTAGGCGGCGAGAAGCTAGCCAGTAGCAGTGACTTGATGAGGGCTTATGTCTAGGATAGTTCGCAGGGCTTGGGGTTGGTATTTTACACTACTTGATTATAAGGAGTTCAAGGTTAAGCTTCTGTTTTTCAAACGTGGTGGCCAGCTATCAATCCAATACCACAATCTACGCAATGAATTATGGTTAATGTTATCTGGAACTCATAAGGGGATGTTCCTTGAAGTGCCTAAGCGTGATGTCCATACCTATTACGCGGATAAAAGAACGGTAGTATTGGAAATCCAATACGGCGATAAATGCGATGAAGAGGATATAGTGCGTATATGATTGCATGGACAACAGACAATTCCCTATCGCAAACAGTTCTTAAATCCCTTGATATTGAACTCAGACATATAAGCGAGTTCACCCCACAACCATCGGTATTTTATGGGTTCTTACGTGGCGCTGGTAGTGCCATGAAGCTTCTTAAGCATTTAGGAGTTGATTACTGGTATATCGACAACGGTTATTTTGATGCCCAGTATGTCAATGAAAACTTCGTCAAGATAATGGATGGCAAATACCGGATAGTTAAAAATGGCACTCATGATGTTTTTCCCATGCAGCCAGAGATAATCAGGAAACCTATAGAATCGGCTTTATTGCTGCCGCCTTCTCAATATTCAGCACATCAGAATGACACAACATCAGAGGATTGGATTGAATATATCCGTAGGCATATCCCACCATCGGTAATGACAGCGGTTCGTTACAAAGGCGATGTTACCCCTCTGGACTCGCAGATAATGCGCTATGATGCCGTAATAGCGTTTAACTCTATGTCAGTAATAAGGGCATGTGAGCTTGGAAAATCAGCTTATGACACGCATGGTTGTTTTAGGAACTTCGCATTATTCCCACACTCTATATCCTATAATTTAGAGGATTTGCATAACTTTTACGACAAACGGCAATGGACATTAACAGAACTGCAACAAGGGGTCATATGGCAATAAATATTTACATCGGCTGGGATTCCCGCGAGAAGGTTTGTTATGATGTTTGTCGCAAGTCGATAGAACATAATACCCATAATGCACTATCCATTACGCCCCTCTGCCACAAGCAACTAAGGAGGCAGGGCTGGTTTACCCGTCCTTGGCTTACTAATGCTTACAATGGCAATATGACCGATATGGTAGACGGCAAACCATTCAGTACAGAGTTTTCACATACCCGCTTTTTAGTGCCTGCCCTTATGAAATACAAAGGTTGGGCATTGTTCATGGACTGCGACATGGTGTTTGATTCTAACATCAAAGACCTGTTTGCGCTATGTGATGATAAATACGCTGTAATGTGTGTTAAGCACGTTCATAAGCCAAAAGAGGGCGATAAGATGGACGGAGTACCGCAGACCAATTATTATCGCAAGAACTGGTCAAGTTTTATGCTCATCAATTGCGGGCATCCTGCCAATAAGAAACTCACACCAGAAATAGTAAGCACTTTCCCCGGTTCGTGGCTACATGCCTTTTCATGGCTGGAGGATATTCATATTGGGACATTGCCTGTGGAATATAACTGGATTCAGGGCGTGTCGCCTAGTAATGTCAAACCCAAGGTTGTGCATTATACATCTGGCGGCCCATGGTGGCATGATTATAAAGACGTTCTTCATGCAGATATATGGTGGAAGTATTACAAAAGATGGATAGACGCAGGAGAATATGAGCCTATAAATGAGACAGTAAGCGTTGACTATGGAGTGAATCAATGACAATAATAGTATGGGATGGAAAGAAAATGGTTGCTGATAAGCAAGCTACTGTTTGCGGAACGAAAATGCGCGTTACTAAAATTCACAAAATCAATGGTTCTATTATAGGTGTGGCGGGCGACCATGCTACGGCAATGGCGTTAATTGAATGGTTCAAAAACGGGAAATCACCAGATAAATGGCCGGAAATACAGAAAGACAAAGATAGATGGAGCACTATGTTGGAAATTACTCCAGATAGAAAAATAATGCGTTATGAATATGAGCCTTACCCATTTGAAGTAGAAGAACAGTTCTATGCTTTCGGTTCTGGTATGGATATAGCATTAGGCGCTATGGAGATGGGCGCAGATGGTGTAAAAGCTGTGGAAATAGCGTCTAAATATCTTTACTGCTGTGGTATGGGGTATGATATTTTGGAGTTAGGAAATGATTAGTGGAATATTGTTTGGGATGGGATTTGCGATAGGTTGGCTACTAGTGCAGTTTGTGCTTGCGTTAATTGGGGACATTATATGAAAACCGCAATTGTAACAGGCGTATGTGGGCAGGACGGTGCTTATCTAGCCAAACTCCTACTCGAAAAAGGCTATAACGTAATTGGATGGGCTAGGCGCAATGCTTCCCTTGCGAACCTTGAGAAGCTAGGAATTAACATACCAGTTATCCAGATAGATATTTGTGACCCTCAGCATGTATTGAATGAAATAAACGAAACACGC